TTCCTTGGTCAGCTTGCTAACAGCAAGTTTAATACCCTTTTCGCGCTTGCCCATATCCTTGAAGTTCTTGCTTGACTTTTCGTCTGCAGCAATCTTCAGGCCAGCTGTAACACCTTGACTGCCCATTTTTGTGGCAGCCTTATTGATGTAACGGCCCATTGTTCCCTTCGAGAGTTCATCGATCTGCTCGGCATCTTCATTGCGAAGTTTGGCTTTAGCACGTTGCAGAAGACTTGGATTATAAACACCTGTTTTCTTTTTGATCTTTTTATCTGCTTCATCAGCATACACATGATGCTTATTTGTATCGGCTTCTCTTGCTTTTTTACGATATGCAAGAAGTTTTTCAGTCGAAAGCTCATCAATCTGCTCTGCATCTTCTTTTGTCAGTTTGCTTACAGCAGTCGAAATACCTTTATGACGCTTTGTCAGTTTCTTTTCAAGTGGTTTCGAAGAACTGCCGTGAGCTTCTTTGTGCCCTTGTCTATACGAAGCCATATCAATAGAATCTTTAGCTTTATTGATATAGCGGCCAAGTGTAGCTTTCGAAACTTCGTCAACCTGCTCAGCTTCTTCCTTGACTGGCTTCTTTTCTTTTGCCATCATATCACGAACCTTTTGAGCAGTCTTTTTATTTGCTTCAGTTGGTTCGTCAGCGGTTGGCATTACACCTTCACTTGCGGCTTTAAAGTCAGCATTTGTAGGAGCACCTTCAGATCCGGGCTTACGCATACGCTCACCAGATCCTGCTTTGATTCTCTTACGCTTGGCATGGATGTTATCCCATAGGCCACGCTTGCCTTCCTTCATTTCTTCCTTGTCATCTTCTTCTTCATCATCTTCTTTTTCACATTTTTCGCATTCACAATCTTTTGGGCATTTCTTGGCCTCGCCTAGAATACCTTTTACGGTATTCAGAAGGTCGGCAGAAAATTGATCTTCGAGTTTCTTTGTAAACATTTAATTAGTCCTTTAGTCTGCATCTATAATTTTAATTTTGCGTTCTGCCGCACGAGACCTTTTAATAAGGTATCTTTTTAGGTTATCTATATCTTTATCACCTTGGGGTCCTGCAATCGGATCAGGAGCATTTCCCTTTGGTGGGTTATAAAATCTTTTATCATCAGCCGGATGGTAATCAGCGTTTGGATCAATTTCATTATCATGTTCACCGGATTGAGTATGAAGTGAATCCATTGCAGCTTTTACAATAGCTTTATGTTCTTTTTCAAGCTTCATTCCAACGGCATGTCTCATTACAATATCACCATGCATCGTAGCACGAGCAATATGAGCTAAAGTAGCTTTACCAGTATGATGAACATCCTTGACAATATCAAATAATTTATCTAAATTCTCAGCCGCTGTCTGAGCATCAGAAGCATTCGTATCTTTTGGAAGATCCGCATAAAGCTTCTGTGCTTCAGGTGAAACCTCGAATGCCTTGGTGGTATATGAACCAACTGAAATCTGATCGTTCTGATCAGACTCAACAGCTCCCAAAGCAATATGATTACCTTCGTATATATCTCGAATTTTAGATTCTAAAGATCTATAACTCATTTCGTTGAAGCCCTTAGCATCCAAGCATGTTTATTGTGTTGGTCAAGTCTTTCTTCAATGAAATTTACCAAACCGTTCTGACCATACTTATCAGCTTCGTCTCTAGCACGTTGCAGAGAAGCAAGAACAATAGCATTATCTGCAAACAGTGTTGCAACCATTAACTCTGGTTTTATAATCAAAACTTCATCTCTGATGTTTGTCAGTTCACTGAATCTGCTAAATGCGGCTGGAGCATAAGCGTTCTGAGCACGAATTTCTTCGGCGAACTGGTCAATAGCTCCACCTACCTCTTCGTAGATCTTACCAAAGAAGTCATGATACATTGCAAACATAGGACCTTCTACATTCCAGTGATAGTTTTGAGCTTTCACATAGAATGCGTAAGTATCTGCAAATGCGATCTTAAGAGGGTTAATCACTTCTTCCATTATGTTCTACATCTCCATCTACGAAGTGACATTGCCTTACGTGTAGGACGCCCCTTCTCATCTTTCATTGGTCCTGGCATGCCACCCATACGAGCACAGAAAGACTTACGTCTCTTGGCATCCTTCGATCCAGGCTTGACTTTACCAGTTACAGCTGTTTGAATCTTCGATCCGGGATTATCTCTGCGAACAGCTTCAATCCCTTTTTGAGTCATACCTGCGCCAGACTCTGTGGATCTATAGTGACCCTTAGAATCTTCGCCACGAGCTTCTGAAATGAAATTCTTAAACCGTATCATCTGGCTTCCCATCTGTTAAGTTACCGGTTCCAATAATCTTTTTGTTTCTCTTTTGCTTACGTACAATTGTTTTACCATCGCCGGTTCTAACAACTACACCTTCAACATCAGCAGAACGAACTTCTTCCATTGCATCAACTACATCTGGATGAAGTTCAAATGCTGGTTTCATTTTGATGCCGCATTCTTCTGCAGAAAGAGTTACACCAATACCAGCTGTCCAAGCCATATTGAATGTTTCATTGAGGCTAGAATTATCTTGGCCCGGAGTATCTTTCTTGTACTTCTTTGTTAGAGAGTCTGTGCCAATTTCTCTCTTGTCAGCTGTATCTTCTGAGATGCCAGCATGCTTATGTGCTGAAGCCTTAAAGTCCATGCCAAAGTACTTGACCTTGCCATGCTTGTTTGAAGCTTTCCAGCCGCGCTGTGTTGTGCTTCCTTTTTCAACAAATGGCTTTACATAAGGTGTATTATTTGATTCGTCGATGATCTTCTTTTGAATCTCTTGCTGGCGTCTCTTTACCTTTTGACTTGGTGGTGGACGATCAACAACTTCTTGACCGCACATGCCATTCTTTTCTAGAAGTGATTTGAAAGCATTGTCAAGTTCTTCATTGACATTCTTTTCTTCACGAAGGTCTGCATCAAGAGTCCAAGCTCTGCCTTTGGCAATATAGCTATTGACTCGATTGAATGCAACCTGATCTCTTGACTGGCGATCGTCTTCTTCATATAGCGAAGCACCGCGCTCGAATACTTCTTTCAAAGTCGAGAACGGGATGCCAGTCTTTTCAGCTTTTTTGATAAGTGTTTCTGTAATAGAATCTGTGCCGACTGTAGAGTTTAGCATTCTACGAAGAGTAATGCTAATTGGATTGCTTTCTCTTTCAAACTTAGCAATCGCATTCTCAATGATGTCAACCAGTTCAAGTGTTGACTTATCGTTCAGATCATTAAACAGACCAGAAAATTCTTCTGCTGCTACTACAGTATGGAGACTCTTCATTTGAGCTCCACTATGAAAAGACTTAAGTCTTTCAAATTCTGCTTTTCTTAGCTTCGGTAGAAGTCTAGATGCAAGTCTCTTAATGAGATTTGTTTTCTTAGCAACTGCTGTATCTACCTGAATCTTCTCAGCGGTTGTCAGCTCTGCGTAAGGAATATCCTTGCGAGCCGAGAATCTTTTCTTGAGTAGTGAACGTGCTTTTGCTTCTGCTCTTGCTTGCAGTTTTTTTGGACCAGCAAGTTTTGCTTGAGAGACTTCTTTTGCTCTCTTCAGCTTTGGTTCTATACGCTTGAGTTGGCGAGCTCTTTGTTGGCGTTGAACGATTGTAAGAGCTTTACGTTCCTGAAGGGACGCGGTTAGGACGGCAAAGTCCTCGTTTGTACGGCGCTTGTCATCTAGCTGAGGATTGATTTCAATGCCGTCTAGTGGTTTACCAGTTGCAGATTTGCCCGTAGGCTTCTTGATATTCTTTTCTGGTACCGGTTTATTCTTCTTATCTTCCATCAGAGTTTCCCTTGGGCTTATCTGTAAACAAACGGGATTGCCGTAGCCTAACCGCCATGTTATTTATAAGAAAGAAACTCTTATCGTGAAATTTCTTCCCAGTCTACTGATGCATATATGTCTGCACCACCGGAGTTTGATGCAGCCACTAGCGATAGTTCAAAAGGCGCTCCGGTTAAACCATTTCTTTCTAATTGAAACTTGAAGAGAGCTTCTTTTAGAATATCAACAGATGTTGATCCCTGGTTAGAGCCCGATGTATATCCAGATGCTAAAATTCTACCGCCATCATAAGTGCCACCATCAATCTTGTATTCAACCGCACTGTTTGTGCCAGCATCAACCCATGTTCCACCATTTGATGTGCCACTTGCTCTTACTTGCCAGTTATAATGAGCATTGTTTGTAATACCAAGAACTGAAAGAGCCGTTAGAATTACAATAGCATCTAATCGATTCGGAGATGCTTTTAACCGAATCGAAAGAACTGTATAATAAGTTCCAGCTGTTGGTAGATCTACAGGCGCAGTAATAGGAACAGACGCGGCCTGTTGTAATCCACGCAGTTCGTATCCACCTTCTGAAACAACAGATGAACAAACCTGGCCCATTGTTGATGAACTGGCAGTAGTTCCTGTGTTCTTCATCTCATAGCGAAGTGGCAAAGATGCGGTAGTAATATACGTAGATGCAATTAAGTTGGCATGATGGAACGAATGGCAATGAACCAACTTACCATCAATTACAAACCCACAACGAACAGAACCGAGACCGAGCCATTCGATATCCATCCAGAAGATTTGAGCTTTCGTCAGATCAAGTTCGATATTTGATGGACATGGCCCAAGACCCTGTCCTGGTACGTTAACAGACGAACCTTGAAGTGTATCGTTATTCCAATTAGCCTGTGCAACTCGAGTTTCTACTAATTCACCAGTAACATACGAACGCTCTACAAGATATGCATCAGTTCCATCAATCTCGAAATAGATTCCGTTCTCTGCACCGAAGTAACCTACACGTTGACGTAGATTTGCTTTTGGTGTAGCAGGAACAAATGTATTGAGAACAAACAGCGATTTACCGGGTTGATAAGAACATGTCTTAGTAGTTTCTCGAATAATCTCTGCATTTGCAGTAGTAGGCAATGTAAGATTTATGAGACCTTGATTAGTACTATGAGCAACTGTCGTGCCCGCGGTGTTTGATGTAGACCAAAGTCCGTTATCTCGGTAACGATGAGAAGAATCAAATAATGTTAATGGAGTTGACGTACGCATGCGTCCAAACGCATCAACTGCTACACCTGAAGGATTTGCCGGTCCTACTAGATTTCCATAAGGATCCGCTAACATAACAGCTTCAAAAAGAGTTACGTTATGTGGTTGCTTCCATTCGTGTGAGTCAATACGCCATTGAGCCATTAATTAATCCAGTTCTTAAATCTTGCAATGAATGACTCGTGGATACCCATACCCTTACGAACATCATGATACAATTCATCTTTATGCGCTTTGCTCATGCCAGATGGAGCCATCTTGTGGAATGATTCTTTATCACCAGCAGTGGCATGTTTACGCATTGCAGTACCAGAAGCAGATTCGATTCCGCCGCCGCCTTCCTTGCGTTCACCGCCTACAGACTTGACCTTGATGCTCTTGAAATTGTAGTGTCCATGTCTCCCCTCAGTTCCATTGTACTTGTGTAACAAGTTATGAAACTCATGGACACGATCTGAGCCAACATGCATAGTTACGTGTGAGTAACCAGCCTTGTGTAGCTTAGACATCTGATGAAGAAGTGTAGGATGGTCTTTTGTCATAGCCTCGACATGAGAACCTTTGACAGCACGAGAAAGATGCTTTACCTTTTGCTCAGGAGTCAGAGGATTCTTCTTGGCGTCATGAGATCCCGTAGTTAGAATCTTATGATCCGCACCTTCCTTCTGAGCAGCACCCATTACATGTCTAACGACCATCTCGTGGCCAGCATGCACTGGGTTGAATCTTCCTTGAGTGATATGAATTGACTTCATAGTGCTTTGTCCCTATTAAAGTTAGCAGCCGAGAACTCAGCACGATCAACAATCTTAGTAGGACGATTATGTCTTACTACAACAAATCCTTCAGGCTTAGATTTCTTACCATTAATACTATGGCCAAACTCAGCGTGGCTCGAGAGTGTGTTAGCCAATACATCTTTGGCTTTTTGCAGATGGCTATGCATCTGAAGAACACGTTCAAAATGACCACGATTACGTTGAATGTGAGCTACATCACTTTCCATAGCAGCCGTTTTCATAGCTTTAGCTTTATCTGTCTTAACAGAATCAACTTTTTTCTGATGAGACTTAGCAAGGTGAGCCATAAACTCGTTTACGTTTGGCTTGGTACCAGTACGAACCGTATGGTTGATATAAGTCTTCAAAGGAATACGGTGGCTCTCAATGGCTGTATGAGTCTCTGGACCAGTCTTGGCGTGAAGCTTAGCAGCAGCTGCCATATGCTTTACAAACCTAGTTTGATGCTGAGGCTTGTAATCAATACCAGACATGTCATGCTCGGTTGAAATCAGGTGAACGTCTTTATGAAGACCAAACTCATCAAGATTCGGAGCATACTCAGCTTTCATATCCTCTAGGTTCTTACCATTGTACTTGGTATGAACAGCCACGCCAATTCTAGATCTCGAAGCAGCTTTGCCATGAGGTGAATTCTTGTCAGCAGAATATGTAATGGTATTCGGAGTAAAGTGAATCTTGTTACCAGACTCGTGCACATCATTTGGTGTATGCATGATATCACCTTGGAAGACACCCTTCTTTGGAGTTACCTTCGGCAGGTGATCGAGAGCTGCTTTGAGCTTTTCAACAAGACCAGGAGCGTGACCATGATTACGCTGAATATCTTCATGCGTATAGTTGATCTTTGGATTCTTATTGAATGCAGACTTGGAAGCCACAAAGAACTTGCCAGTTTCTGGATGGCGACCAAACACAACAGAAGGTGAACCATCATACTTCATGGTTACCTTAGTGGCATTATCTTTACCAGTTAGTCTGTCATGCACATCTTTGAGATTGTGATAAGCATGCGAGAAACCCTCGCCACCAGCATTAATCACATGATCTTCTGCGTGTTCGAGGTGCTTCAGCTTTTCTTCGCTGGCTTCTTCTGTGAGGAAATTTTTAAATGCTGTCATTTGATTGTCTTTATCGATCCATCTGGTTTCACGAAATAAGCTTCGAATTTAACATTAGGGTATTCCTTTTGGAGTTCCAGGAATGCCTTCAGGTTACTCATCGCATCGT